CTGTGTACTGGTTGTTGTGAGATCTTTGAAGTCACCACCTGGCAACATCTGCTGAACAGATCCAAATACATTTACAGACGAAGTCACAGGAGCACTGGCACCGAACATCCAACTCTGTGTACGAGCACCAGGAGCGAACAAGACACCACCATTGGTGTTAGTGTCACCGCCTGTAAAGTTGGCATTGCCCAGCACATCTGTTCCTTCAATGATACCGTCGATGTTTTGTCCATAAGCGGCATGCAATTTAACGGCACGCAAGTCGTAGGTACCGCCAAGGTTCCAGCTCTTGACATTAGCAGTTGCTTGTCCAGGAACATTGGCAGGCATAAATTGATCGTAACCCAATGCCACTACAACAGGACCATTAACGTATCGACCTGCAACAGAAACTGCACGAGTCTTGTTACTGGTGCCAAACGTTTCGCCTTCGGGTGTTCCGGCTACATCTTGATCAGCATTAAAACTGTAGCCCACGCTACCAGTGAAACCTGAGAACTCAGGGCTGGTATACATGATCATGTTGCTGAGACGCACAAAGGTACTGCCCATGCTGGTACTTAGGCTGGCTGTGCCAAAACTCTGAGCAAATGGATCAATTCCAGAAAATGCTGCTGTGGTAGGTGTAGTACGACGACCCAAATCAACAGCACCAAAACGATCACTGCTTAAACCTAAAGTACTTTGACGAGTAAAGCCGTTATTGCCTGTACCATCAACAACATTAACTGCTGATTCGTAGACAAAGTTTGCTTTCAGACCATTACCGAGATCCTCTGTTCCCTTGATTCCCCAACGTGAACCGGATTGCTGTCCTGAGGCCATACCAACTTGACTTTGTGTGCCTGTGGCGTCAAAGTTATTGCCAAAGTTAACAGATTGATAATTGACACCTACATCGACTACTCCGTAGAGGGTGACTTGTGCTTGAGCAGCGGTAGCAACACCAAACGCTAGTGATGCGGCTGCGGCGATTTTACTAAATTTCATTACTTCTCCTATAGGTTGTAAAACAGTCTATATTTAAACACATCTGTTGTGTTAATGCAAATTTCTGACAGTCAAAATAATAGGCTCCGAAGAGCCTATAGAGTTCTGTTGCTAGGTTCCCACCCCGCTTGAGCACTTAGGCTGCAAGCATGAACGCTTCGTTATTGGCGTTTATAGTTTTTGCTTGATTGACAGTCATCGCCTACTGGTAACTCCACTTCAATACTTATTGCCCTGTCGAATCCATTTCAGCCCCATCAAAAGCATATTGGACAATCCTACGTTAGGGGTGGATTATATTTAAGTTAGACATCCTATGCTAACTCCAATACGCTTTTGGTGGAGCTGGGGGTTTCGAAACCCCGTCCAGAACACCTTTTTATCTGCTTCAACGTTACAAAACTATTTAACTATCTTTGTCATTAGATGTCAAGTCTTTTTGGTCGTCGTATTGCCATTCTTCTAACCAACGCCAGTAGAGATTATAGTTCAAAAGATTTAACGGTGGAATATAATTGTCCCATTGATCAAAGTCTATGCTGTTAGGTCGGTTGTCTTCGTTTCTTTTTCGCATTGTTGTTCCGGTCTAATAGGTTCTAACCAAGTGTCAGGAATATAGGCCTTGGGAGTATCACCTAACATGTTAGACAATCCGTATTCAGTCGATACCCACCAATAATGATCAGTAACCTGTGCTGTGCAAGGAATACCTCGAAAATCAAATGTTTCACTTTGCTGAAAGTGTCCAATATATTTTTCTACTAGTACCGTCTTTCCTAAATTGCTAGGACGTAAACTCATTATAATCTTAGCCAAATCACCTTGCTCACACTTCACGGTCTCGTCCTGTTGCTTTCATCAACTGTGCATGTAGTATCATATTTTCAGTTACTAATTTAGTAATGACACTCATCATAACTAATTTATGTTCGGCGGTCATGTCTTTGTCAAATTGTTCAAGAACACTGGCGCCAATCATACGCATGGTCTGTTCTTGTCCTTCACCAAATACTCCCCAATCAATAGGATCACCTTCTTCTACTGAAAATGCTAACTCAATTAATGTATCTAAATCTATTTTATCCATATGCTTTTTTCACCTTTTTCTTTGCGCTGTTCCCACTCTTCTACAGAACCGGGAAATCTCCATGCCCACAGTGCTACCAATGCCATTACTATTGCTGTTGATATTATGCCTATGGGTTTAACTCCAGTGGTATACATGATAATCAAACTGGTACTCATCATAGCAATCATAAAATATTTCATCTTTTGTGGAAATACACGCTTGTGTTCCCAGTTTGTCAAGAACGGTCCGAACAGTTTGTGATTGTACAACCACTGTTCCATTGCAGGACTGCCTTTAGCAAAACAATATGCTGCACCTACAATAAAAATACTATAAGGCAGTCCGGGCAAGACAACACCAAGATAAGCCATGCCCAAACTGCAAAATCCCAATACTTTCCAAAGTAATTTTTTCATGTCGACCTCTTACTGTAATTAGCCGAAAAATACTCATATAAATAATATTATGAAACCAGTAACTAGAATCGCAGACTTAGGAGAAGGGGTGTGCCTTAACGGACACGAGGATGTACCTAGAGGCGAACCTAAACCATTTACTACTACGTTTATCACTGGCAGTAATAATGTATTCGCCAATTGGATACCTGTAGTTAGAATTGGCGATTTTGGTAAAACAGACTGCGGTCACGATACCGAGGCAGCATCAGGATCTACAACTGTTTTTGTTAACAATAGATTTGTTCATAGAATAGGTGACATCGGCAAGGTAGTAGGCGACGGCGACACCTACGAAGTCATAACAGGTTCCGGTGATGTGATAATAGGGGGTTGAGAAAATGGCAATACTTAAAGAATCAATAGCAGCAGTTCAAGATGGATCAGCATATAAACCGCCGCCATCTGTTGATGGGCTCACTGGTATTGGTTTAGAGTCGGCTACTACTGCTGCAGAAGCAATAACTCAAACATGGAGCACAGCGACAAGCAATCTTTCAAAAACTCTCAGTGTCACTTCGTCGCAGGTAAAGGTAATTGAGCTTGAAGCCAAGTCCGAAGGCAGGCAACCTACCGAAGAAGAACTCGACGAAGCTTGCGGACCTTTATCGTTTTTAGTATCGGTACCGAAAGCACTAAATGAAGCTCTAGGTGATATCTACGGAAAAGTTGACGAATTTGCAACATCATTTGGTCAAACTATAGGAGAATTTGCTAGTGATTTAAATCAATTAATAGATGACGTTGCCAACGCCATCGACGAAACAGCAGAAGAATTAGCTCAAGAAGCTCTTGAATTATTTGAAACAGCTAATTCGTTAGCCATTAGCGCATTAAACACCGTAGAGAATGCTATAAATTCTGCTGTTGGATTTGTTAATGATGCTATAGTCGAAGCTGAGAGACTGTTGGACGCTGCCGTTGAAAAATTGCTTGGCTTTGCTAGAAGTTTAAATTTTGCCAGTTTGTTTAGTTTAGATTGCCAAAAAGAAGCTGTCGAAAATGGTGTTGACAGCGAAAAGGTTGCTGATGCTGCTGAAGTTGAACGTGTAGTGGCTCCAACTGTTGTTAACGACAGCGATAATGAAATTGCATCTGAAACATTGTCGACTCCTCAAACAACTTTTGCGCCAGCAGTTGAGCCTCGGACAATACCGCCTGGTGATTTAGAATTACTAACGCAGAGATACCTTGATGCCGCAGCACTCGCTGACGAACTCAGCAGAGAAGTTTTTGATCCGGCATTTACTTCCAGACCAGCTGCTGAGATTGAAGAAGTTAATCGTCGCTACGAAGCAGCTCAAGATGCTCGCGATCAGGCACAAGCTGAAATGATTTCTATTGCTCAGCGAAGCGGAGTGCCGGTAGAGTCGTTACCAGTCTATAAATCATCTTACAAAAACTTCTCTGAGCCAGCAACACCACAACAGGTCGACGAGGTTGAAATTCGAGGCATCGTTACAAATATTAATTTCTCAATCTCTGGTTTTAGTGAGGCACAAACCAGGGCTATTAGTGTAATACAACGAATTGAAGATAGTGGTCGAGGATCTACTCCGGCAGCACAAGAATTCATTCAGAGTAGATCCAGTGCTCTTAGAGAGCAAAGGGAGGAAATTATTAACGAAATTAATTCCCTCCCACCTGATATTGCAGGAAGAGTAAAAGCGGCACTTGATCCAGTACCGCCACTACAACTTTAACCTGCTAACTTGATTCCTGTAGTGTTTTGAACGTAGGCATCAGCAAATTGTTTTTCGGTAGGCTCAAGTGCAACAACTGCAGATTGCAAAACGTTGATATCTTTTTCCATATCAACAGTCATAGCGAATGGTACCATTCCGATTCCCTGTTGCCCCATACTTAATAACATAGGCTTGTTTAATTTGTGTCCATTGTCTGTTTCTTCAACATACTTGGCAATCATTTCTTCGCCTGACATTAATTTTAGTGTTACTACTTCACCTGCTGATACGCCTTTGTTAATGAGCATTTTCTTCCTTTTTAAGATAAGTTTTTAAATGTGTGAGACCACCAATGAGCTCTCCGTTAATTATGATTTGTGGTAGCGCCTTAGCAGTAGGAACATCTTTTAACAAATCTTCCTTTGTGTAACCACTGCCAATTTTACGTTCCTCAAACTTAATACTTTTAGATTGTAACAGATTTTTTGCCTGATCGCAAAGAGGACAGGCATCCTTTGACCAAATAATTATATTCACGCAATTTCCTTATGCTTTTTCTATTTCTACTAGTACACGACTATCAGTTAGTTGCTCGATGACCTGCTTAAGAGCAGCAATGTTTTCTGATGACATTAGTTCTGTTGCGTCATCATTGTCTGCTAACAGAGTTGACACCTTGACAACCAGCACTTCTTCATTTAACTTTGCCATTTCAATTCCTTTTATCCAGAGTAGACAACTGCACCTTTTTTATCAGTAACACGGACCATTAATGCCCCTGCACGTTTTTTTCTCAGAGCAGCCATAATGGCCTGTGTTTCTTGACCATAACTACCTGCGCCAGTCCATGATTCTACAGGTGTGTTTTTTTTATAAAATACTTTGTACATAATTATCTCTAGATAGATGGCAAGTCTTCATAATTGATATCGCCAGATAAAACTCCAATTACATAGTTTGTGCTTTCAGATTCTTGAAGAGCGGTTTGTTTCGAGTTTGTTGAAACATGCTTATTAAACCAAGGTATTGGTGTGGTTTTAGGAGACGCACTTTTATATTTGATACCAATCTGCTTGAGAGCATCTGCTGATGTATAATCTACAAAATCTTTCAAGATACCGGCGTTTAGTCCAATGACTGGGCCTTTCTGAAATAGATAGTCTGCCCAATCCTTTTCTTCTTGAATTACGCTCATATAAAGTTGATAAACTTCATCTTCTGTTTCTTTTTTAATTTCGGCAAATCTATCATCATCCTTAACTACTTGATTGATAAGATATGCAGTCCACTCTTTGTGTAGTAATTCATCTTGCAGGATCAAACTGATAATATTTCCGTTGCCGATGAAAATTTTATTTTCTACCATAGCCAAACTAGTAGCGAATGAAACCATGAAGCGAAATGCTTCCAAAGCATAACTGGCATGTAATGCTAGATAAATTGCTCGAATATATTCTTTTTCATTGATTTTTTCACCTAGTTCTTTGCGGCAGTTTATTCTATGAAGATCATCATAGTATTGTCCAATGCTTGCTGCCATGTTAACTATTTCCTGTGTATCATGTATTGAGTTAAAAACTTCCTTTGGCACATTGTAGATATTACGAATAATGTGACTGTAACTACGACTATGGATATTTGTTTCAAAAAATGTCCAGTTATAGACCAATGCTTCTAATTCCGGAAGACTCACAACTGGTGTGAAAATTTGACTAGGGCCTCGACCTTGGATACTGTCGAGTGCTGTCTGTCTTAACAAATTGCTGGTAAAAATATGTTTGACAGCATCGCTGGCATTTTTAAAATCGCCAGCGTCTTTGGTTAAACTGACTTCTTCAGGTACCCAAAAAAATCCTCGAGCAGTAGTTTCGAAATTGGCAATTTTAGGATATTTAAATTCTTCAAACCTTTGAATAGTTACAGGACCTGCTGGATCTAGAAACATTTTACGATTTAGGTAATCTGTTTGTGTTGTTAAGTTATATTGTTTTTTGCTCATTATTTTATCCTGTTTTCAATTTCCCACTGATCGATTTGTTTTAATATATTTGGATCGACCCTATTATACCCTATAAAAAACTTCTTTACTACCTTGCTCCACCTTAATCTTAATATATGATTACCTAATCTTAGATATGCACCTGCACTGTGAGGATCTCTAGGATGATAAATGCTTAGACCTTGATGTAGAATCTGCCCTTCTTTTTTAAAATGTAACATCAATTCTCCTAGAGTTTGCACGCCTCGCATGATTCTTCATCATCAAAGTCGATTACTTCAAGCATAGTAGGCACTTCTTCATCATCTGCCCTGCTGCCACGCTTATTCACAAGACTGTAATAAAAAGTCTTCAAACCCCAATAGTGTGCCATCATTAAATTTTTAGCAATCAGTGTGGTTGGAATTTTTCGATCTGGGAAATTTCCAGGATTGTAAAATGTATTAGTGCTTATACTTTGATCAATATATGCAGCCAAAACCGCGGCAGTTTTAATATATCCAATACAGTCAGGCTGATCCCACATGAGCTGATACTTGTTTTTCAACTTGGCATATTCTGGAACAACTTGTGTAAAAGAACCTGCCTTTGATTCCTTAGTTGAAATTAAACTCATAGGCATTTCAATACCGTTGGTTGAATTTATAACAACACTGGAACTTTCAACTGGAGCAATTGCCATTAAGGTAGCATTACGAACGCCATATGTTTTCATTTCTTTACGAAGACTTTCCCAATCTAGTTCAGGAGAAAAATCAGTTAGGTCATTTACGCCTTGGGCTCGTAACTCCCAGGGAAAAATACCCTGTCCATATCGTGTCTTGTCACTGTCAAGACATCGGCCTCTTTCCTTTGCCAGTTCAACAGTAGCTTCAGTAAGGTAGAATGCTTGATGTTCCATCCAGGATTTTACTTCTGACAGTGCATCAGATTCACCATACTTGAGATTACGTTTGGCATGCCAGTATGCAAGATTGGTTATGCCAATGCCCAATGGTTGGATCTCATCATTACTGAGTTTGCTCTGTATTGACAAGAAGTCTTGATAGTCAAGAATGTTACACAGGCTACGCTGTAAAATCCTACAGGCTCTACGCATGTCCTCTGGGTTCCGGAACGATCCCCAGTTGATAGATCCCAGTGTACACAACGCTATGCGTCCACTCTCATCCTCAAGTCTATCAAAAGGACGAGTGGGTAGTAGAATCTCACAACAGAGATTACTTTGATAAATCGTATGATACTCTGGATCAAATGGTCCTTGGTTCATTACATTATCAATGAATACTAGATATATTCGACCTGTGTCTGTGCGTTCCTTCAGTATACCACTCTTGAACACTTCTTCAGCACTCATTACACTTTTGCGTAGATCTTTACGCTTTTCATATTTGACGTAAAGTTCTTCAAACAGTTTTGTATTTGAATAAAAAGCTTCATATAGATCAGGAACTTCGTTTGGATCAAAGAAAGTAATGTCTTCACTGTTTTTAAGTTTACGCCAGAAGAATGCTGAAAGAACAACTCCATAATCCATATGACGCACTCGAGTTTCTTCGGTGCCTTGGTTGTTCTTTAATACAATAAGGTCTTCGAATTGAAGATGCCAAATAGGGTAAAAAATTGTAGCCGAAGCATTACGTATGCCACCTTGACTACAACTACGTAAATCGCCAAACCATTTTTTTAGAAATGGTATCATCCCTGTGTGCATGATCTCACCGCCTCGAATAGGAGAACCTATTGAACGTAGTCGACCAATTTCAAGACCAATGCCAGCACGCTTGCTGGCGTACTTGGCCATCATTTCTCCGCTAGCGAAAATGCTGTTGAGATTATCGTCACTGCGAATAAGTACACAACTACTGAATTGTTTAGTTAATGTGCCGAGTCCTGCAAGTACCGGTGTAGCAAGAGTAAACAAACCATCGCTGGCTGCATTATAATACTCTTTGATATATTTCAATCTTGCTGAATTAGGTTCTTCTTTGTGAAACACTGTTGCCGCAGCTATGATATATCGAACCTGTGGAGTTTCATAAATTTCTTTAGTACTGCGATTGCGAACTAGGTATTTTTCAATTAACTGTTCAATTGCTGAGTAACTGTATGCTTCGTCTTTTTCATGATCGATAATATCATTCATTTTGTTCCAGTCACTCTCACTATACCACTCTAAGAGTTCGGGAGTATATAATCCCACGCTGACATTCTTTTTAACGATATCATATAAATGTAATGGTTGATAATCACCGTAGACATCCTTGCGCAACATTGACAATCGCTGCTTGCCTGCTACTTGTTGATAGTTGACATGTCCTACATCAGGATTTGCTTCAACATCGATCAAATTAACAATGGCCCGCAACGTAACTTCATCAATTTCTCTAGTAGTAATGCCGTCATAAAAATGTGGCTGAGCTTTGATTTCGATCATGGACTGACTGACATCAGCTATGCCTTTGCATATTTTAGCCACTTGAGCTTGCCATTTTTCAATAGTTAAATTTTCTTTCTTTCCATTTCTTTTAATAACAGTGATATTCATCTATTCCTCTTGCTAACACAGACTTTAATGTTTGATATTTATTGTTTAACTAGCAGTCGTGTATATTATAGAGACTGGAATTCCTTCTATAGCATCTAACGCAACTACTTGTTTTATATGGTAATTTAAGACATAGCGGCTATCTACTACTAGCCAATAAGTTGATGATTTGTTTTCATCAACTATAGACATATGTATCTCAAATGTGGACTTCATAAACCGCTGTGTTAACTGAAAAGTATACAGCATACCTAACACGATTGCAAGATCATCGAACCGTCCATCGAGAATTAAGTGCCAAGGATCTGGCCACGAATTTGACTTATGAGGATTTAAAAAAGTACTAACAAATGGTGCATGACTCCAAAGTTCAGCAACATCTTCTAACGGTGTTGCACTGCTTTCTATAGCGTCACGAAACTGTTTCCATTCTACTAGTCTTTCATTCGGATGAGAATTAAACACCGTAGCTGATCGAATAGCTGATTGTACCTTCAAGACCGCTACTGATAGGATTTACATATTTCAGCACCAATGTTTCAAAATCACCTATAGCACTATTGTCTTGTATGTCTACTGTAAATTGAAAATTAGTCAAAGCATCTCCTCCTGCATCGGTAGTAGTTGACGACGAATAATGAAAATTATCTGCAAACGAAATTGGAGTATTAGTACTGTCTGCTCTACGAACATCATCAACACAGATTACTATTCGACCTGCTCTAGAAAAATTTCCTAGTTTAAGACTGTAATCAATATATGTATAATTATTCAGAGCACTAAGTACAGACAGCGGTTTGAAACTATCGGACAATGATATATCCGAAAAATTCATATTAACAAAACTTGTTTTACTTGAATTACGTACTTCAGTAACCGCCGTTGTTGTGTCATTAGAAACAAATCCGGCAAACTGGTGCCTATCGGTAGTGCAATCTATAACGAGGTTGTTAAACTGTTCTTCAAAATAAACAATCTCTGTTACAGGTGTTTCGGCAGTACCGGCAGCATTTCCACAGTTAACAAACTTAGATCTCTGTATCAGTGTTCCTCTACCGTTTGACGACACAAACGCTCTACTGGCTATTTCATTAAATTCGCAATCGACTATTTGCCATTTGTTTCCTTGTCCGGCGATTCCGTTAACTAGTATTCCAGTATCACAGGTATCAAATGTGCAATTTTCAAAAGTTATATCAGTATCAAATATAGGCGGATTCGACGAGTCAACTGTAATTTGATCAGATCGAACTGCTAGTACAGTTGATTCAAATGTGCAATTTACAAATTTAACATCTGTTACTCTGGTGCCAAATAGACTATTTTCCCAAAAGACACTAGCCGGATGGAAACTAACATCACTGACAGAATCTCCGTAAATACTATCAACAGTGTCGCCAAGTGTATAGTCACTGACAAACCTAACATTATTGAACTCACTTTGAGTTAGACCTGTTATAACAGTTTGTCCTGTAGTATGTTGAATGGTTAAATTACTGATGTTAATGTTTCGTGGACGATTAGAGCTGATAAAATCAGATACACCTTCTCCGTCTTCGGTAATGAATAATATATTATTTTCACCTATGTTCAAGACTGATCCTAGGTGAGTTTCGCCTCTAATGATTACACTGCTAGGTAAAAAAAGATTACTTGAAAATAAGTATTCTCCATTTGGAATTTTGAGAACTTTTTTAAATTTAGGATCAACATTGCTGAAAAGTTGTCTCACAGCGTCATTGACAGCTGAAGTAACATCGGTCACCCCATCACCAATAGCGCCGAAGTCGGCTATGCTTACTTCGATTTCGTCAATTTTACTTTGTAGTGATCGAGGTATGCTTGATGTTATTGACGCATCATCTGAAGCATATTGATAACTTGAAGATAATTCCAAGATGTTATCATGCTCTGTTAAGATTTTGGTATTTCCAACATAGGGTGCTCCTTCAGCAACGGATCCGTTGCCGATATATAATTCTTGCGTATCAACCGCCCAGGCAAATTCAGCCGAACTTAATTGTGGAACACCGATTCCTGAATTCTTCAGTCCGCGTCTGACCTGAATTTTCGAGATTTGAATTACCGACACTATAGTTCTCCTGAATTTACTTTATAGTATATTTATCTCCAAACATGCTTACTGCTTGCTGAGCTCTATAGTTCTGTAAGTGTCTAATGAACGGTATGAAATATTAACTACTACACTAGATATTGTTTTAACCCTTGCAGCCCTGTAGTGTAGTACTCTTCTACTTTATTGAGCCACATGTCTTGATATTTGTTAAAATCTTGAGGCAACAGATCAAATTGTTGATACTGCTCACCGCCTGGTTGCATGCCGTCTGTTCCACGACTTACCATAAAGATATGTCCTTGACGCATTTCAGTTCCATATACTTCGTTATGTGCCATCATATAAGCCATTAACTGCAAGTAGTAGTCTTCAATCCATTCTGCTTTTTTAGGCTTGTTAGTCTGTTTAAAATCAGCAATGCAGGGATTTCCCTTGTATACACATACTAGGTCTGTAGTACCAGAATACAATCCTGGAAAGTAAAGACTTTGTTCCATAGCCCATACTTCGTCTACATTCACTAGTCCTTTTTCGATAATAACATCAGCCATGGCATTGGCTTTGACATGTACTGGATTATTGCCTGGTTGACGTTCCATGCCACACAGAAATCTTTCTAGGTTGCTGTGGAGACCAGTTCCTACTCCTGCTGCTTCTGTAGTGATCTGCTGTGCTTTGGCGTATCCGACTCTTTTTTTCCATTCGTTAATATGCGTCATGTCTTTTGTTGCGCTGAGAATGGTAGTCACACTAGGCAACTTTTCACCGTCGGGTGTTAGGTAAACACGTTTTTTAGTCACAGGGTCGTTGATTTGCTTACAGTTTTTATATTGAAACTGCTCTACAAATGGCGGGGGAGTGTATTCTAGATTCATACTGTATATAGTACAGTGTTATTACAGTTATGTCAAGTATTGGTTTTACTTTGATAGATTTTTTTTGGCAGCACTGACAGCGGCTTTGTTTACTTTTTCTTGACTGTCTTCGCTGTCTTGTTTGGGTTGCTCAGCGTCAGGTGCTCCTGGGACGTCTAACTCAATACCATCAGCATTAAAGTTTTTTACCAAGCTTTGTAGTGCTGGATTAGCATCATACATGGCTTTAAATGTTTCGTAGTCAGCACCGAATTCAAAGCCGCTCGAGCGACTCATCTGTGCAATAGCATTCCAGTTTAACTTCGATGGGGCATTTTTACTAGATGCACGACCTATGAGATTTTTCAGCAATACCATAAACCTATCTATGTCTGGCGTGTTAAATTCAAAAAATCTCATGTCAATTGGCTTAATTGTTGTTGTAGATCACGTATTTCTGATTGAGTCTGCTGTCGCATTTGAGTCATTTCTACTTTCTTTGCTCTTATTTGATCTTGTATTTCTTTACGTCGTGCTTGAGCATCAACTACCTGTTTTGCACCAAGAGCCTGTTGTGTATTAGGGTCCTGTGCTGATCCCATTGTTGGCATAGTTTTTTGAGGAGTCGGAGATGCCGTGGTAGTCGATGTACCAGGCATTAACTCCTTCAGTCTAAAATCATTTTCAGATATTGATGCTAATTTCATCCTGCTAACGCTTTTAATAAACGATTTTGAAAATCAATGCTTTCACGACGTTCACGACCAGCGCTTGAAGATCCTCCAGCAGACGGTTCAGCAGCATCAAAATCATCTGCTGGTTCTTCTGGACCGATTTCTACATCACCGGTATTCATTGCATCCGGTTCTGTCATATCCATATCATCCATTCCTGGCTCTTCTGGTGCGCCTAACATGGCATCTGGAGATTCACCAGTTGCTAAATTTCTAACAGCTCCGGATACGCTTTCTCTTGCTGCCTTTAGTGTTTCTAATGCTGATTGGATAGTAGGAGCAACTGCTTCAATAAATTGTCGGCTCTGTTCCTGGCCCATTTCGTCACGGATACTGTCCCCTAACTCCAGCATGGTTTCGTTTTCCATACCGCTTAATTCTTCAATCCAACGACCTAACCTATCTACCATAGAATTAGCAGTTACAATAGCACTGGCTTCGTCAATTTCACTTTCACGTAATTTTGTCATTTCAAGTTCCTTATTTTCTCTGAACGAATCATTAGATTCCATTTCTTTTTTGTCTGTTGCTACCATGTAATCTCTAGCAGTATCAATATAATCTTTTGCTAGGTTAATTTTCTTTTGTACCCACTCTGGTAAATTTTCGTCATCGTCAAGCAAGGCGCGAAGTTCTTCGGCAGCACTGTCAATTACGTGTAATTGTGTCTTTGCCATGTCACCTTCGTCGTCGTACTCGTTCCTGTCATACCCTTCGGAAGGATCTTGTGGCTCTTCATCAAGTTCTTTTTCAATATCATCAACTATGAATTCTTCACGCTGTGTGATTTCAGCATTTACTGCATCCAACATCCACTGTGCTTGAGTATAGGCTTCATTTTCAATATTTTCGTTAAAACCTGATGAACTACGCTGTTGACTCAATTGAGTGCGTATTTTATTACGTGCATCTTGCAATTGGTCTAAGCTGAAACTTTCTAGATTAATTTTCTTTCCGAAAATTTTCTCCATAGATTCATTGATTTTCTTTGCAGATCTACTAGTTTTAAAAAGGTCATTTGTGTTCATATCAGGTTTCCGAATTGATATTATATTTATACTATAGAACAGACATTCGTTCTACTCTTTGCTTTGATTCAGCACATCGATCTCTACTTTCACAGTATCTGGCCCATAATATATCAGCTCGATCATATTGTAAATCAGCCAATGCACGGCTGTGATTTCGATAATGCAACTGACTGTCAATTAGCCAACGACCGTACTCTTGATCGAAAGAATATAATTCTCTGCTTCTTGGGGTCTTTCCATAACGCACTAAATCGTTTGCCAGCTTTATAGCAGCGGCATTGAGATTAACTTCGCTGTATACTAGTTCGTCAAGCTTCCATAAATTTTTTAAATTATCTTGACTTTCAATCAACACATTGCCCACCAAAATTCCCTTGTTTGTTTTTACAGGAATTATTGGTGCTCGTTTAATTGCTGTGTTTACTACCTGTTCTAGTTTTGAAACTAATTTTGTCATTAAAAAAGGACACTCCAGTGTCCTTTATTTAATCGTTGTGTTTTTACTACCCTCTCATTAAGATTGTAATGACAACTGAAAGAATTCCTGCTGTGATTGTTCCTGCTGTTCCGACAATAACCTTAACTAGGCTCTTTTGTCCTAATACGATTTCTTCGTGCATACTATCAACTTTTTCTTCAAGATTAGTTAAACGCTTGTCTAATTGAGCATAGCGTAATGCACAAAGATCCACGTGTGCTTCTAAACTGGTTTTTTCTAATTCTGTAGGAGGCGTTGCGGCCATATATTTCTCCAAATATTATTAGTGAGATTACCGATATGCCTTAAATATGCCTTATGATTTATTTATCTTTCTATGAGTTTTTTATATTCTTCAACTAGTTTTCTAACTTCTTTAACACCTGTGCGTATTTCAAAAACATTTTCTACAGTGCTTTGAGCAAATTCCCACATGGATTTTATAACGATCATCACCCATATCCACCACGACACGCAGGTCAGCGCAATCACTACAAGACCAGAGTACGCAAGTGTGTGATCTTGACTGTAAACTCCAAAAAGTGAAATCATCAATCCTGATAACAATGTGACGACGGAAAACACTATTACCAATTTCCAAAATATATTTCTCATACAAATATTTAACGGCGACCGGCTAAAAATTTAAGTCATACTTTAATTTCTGCCCAAAGATTCATACGAGATCCTTGTGTTTCAAATACACAAGGATTTATGTCAATTGTTTCATCTAGCCCAGATATTATAGGAACATGATTCAAATCTTCTATCAATAGCCCTACTGGACCTTGACTATTGAGAAATACTTCTTCTCGCTCTACTATGAACTCCCAAGTCCAGTAAGCACCGTGCCCTTCGAAGGGTTCTGGTAATGCTCCTATAGTACGTACAGGATCAACATTCCACTCTATGTTACTACGTAGTCCAATTGCTTGCACCAGGCTGTTGAAATTAGCCTGTTGGCTTGTTTTCAGACTGTCTGTTTCTGAGCGATTGGGATTGGTTCTAGTAATGTCAACCAGAGAAATGATTCTATACACAGGCATAAGTGACAGTATTTAATGAGATAAAAAAAGAGCGGAAAAATTAATCTCCGCCCTTACCTTCCCATCCCTAGAAATTTACTAACTTACTTGGCTGGTGTAAATACTGCTTCAACAGTAACAGTAGCACCGGTAGAACCTGCTGCATCTGTTGTGTCAAATGTGCCTGTACCTTGAACACGCATGAACATGGTAGTAGTTGTTCCGCTTGCAAAGGCTGAACCGTCTGCTGTACCAATAGCAGCAACTGTAAATGCATCACCTGTATCAGCTGGTAAAGAACCGCTTGCGCCGCCTGCTTGTGTAACATTGTTACGAACTGCTTCTAGAACAGCATTGGTAATATTGCCACTACCACTCTTAACAACCTTAACAATCAACTCACGTCCAACGTCAGCTTGGTTGATAACGTGCTTTAAGTAGTTGTCACCAAGTTCAGCAATACCTGTACCCGTGTTGTCTACTGTTTGAAATACTCCTGAACCATCTCTTAAGTCTGCCATGATTTTCTCCTTATCTCTGAAATCTTGATCCCGCTCCGGGACCGGCTAACTGTATTTAGCATTTTGGAAAAAATAGGTGGTTTTAGGGCGTGTTTTTAATCAAAAGTTAACAGAGTTCATCATGCGACGGAACCAACTGGGTGTTCCGATTTGCTGACTTTCAATTTTCACATACTGTTCTGGCAGTTCCACGCCCTGCTTGCCCAGTGCTTCACGTGCGTTGGCTACTAGTGCGTCATAGTTGGGCAGTTTCTTAATAAAGTCTAAGATAGCTTCAACACTTCTTGTATCTTTAACTGTGGCTGTTTGTCCTAATAGAGTTTTGGCGATAAAGTTAAAGTCTTTGCCGTTGGGAAGAGTTTCGTTGGTTTCTGGATCCATTAATCCATTCTTGAAGCTGTATTTGTAACCACGGGCTCTGGCAATGCTAGACAGCAGCATGTGTCTATGCTCGCCTCTGTAGGGGCTACCTTCTTTGCTGCCCAACATGCTGCTCTGTTGCCAAGCAGGATCAGATGTAAACATAAAGTCTGTT